ATGGTTGCGAAGTTTGCTGCAAAGCGCGCAGGGTGGTGGATCTATCGGCGGCGGGTGCCTGCCGAGTATGCTGACCTGGACCCGCGCCCATTTGTGAAGCTTTCGACAAAGGTGCGCGTGGGGGATGATCCTGCGTGTCTTGTTGCCGGTCCGATTGTTGACCGGCTCAACCGTGAGGCGGAGGCCTATTGGGCGGGATTGGCATCCGGCCGGGTGGATGCGGCGGCCGAGCGCTATCATGAAGCGGTGCGGCGCGCGCGGGCGCGTGGCTTTGCCTATCAGTCGGTTCGAGAGCTTGCTGATCCTTCCTCTGCCTGGCTGGGGGACGTGCTGACGCGTGTTGAAGCCGTTAGCCAGAGAAGTTCAACTGTTGCAGTGGCCGATGCGGACGCTTTTCTGGGCGGTCTGGAACCTCCGAAACTGCGTATCTCAGATCTTTTCGAGGAGTTCGAGAAGTCTCAGAAAGTATATTTGAGAGATCTTGCCGAGGATCAAAAGCGCAAGTGGCGGAACCCGAAACTGCGGGCGCTTGAGAACCTTTTGAAGGTGATCGATGACAAGCCGCTGCTGAACCTGACCCGTGAGGACGCAATCGAGTTTCGCGCCTGGTGGCAGGACCGCATTGTGTCGGAAGACATGAACGCGGATACGGCGAACAAGGATTTCGGTCACATCAACAAGATGCTGAAAACCCTGATCCTGGAGCGCCAACTGCTGATGGATACGCCTTTCCGGGAATTGCGTTTCCCGAAGGGAGCGCCACCTGACCGGCAGGCCTATGACCCGGCATATGTGCAGGACAGGCTTTTGCCGGGGCTCAGCGGGTTGAATGCAGAGGCGAGGGCGGTTGTCTGCGTGATTGCCGAGACGGGTGCGCGGCTATCCGAAGTGTGTAATGCCAGGTTCATCCTGGACCATGATGTGCCGCACCTGTCCATCCTGGCGGATGAGCGCAAGACCAAGACGTGGCAGTCTGTGCGCGAGATTCCTCTGGTCGGTGTTGGGCTGGCAGCGGCCAGGGCCTTTCCAAACGGATTTCCGCGCTACCGGCACAAGGCGGATGGCCTGTCCGGCCTGGTCAATCACTATCTTTCAGACAATGGATTGCGTCCCAGCTCGCAGCATACGCTTTACAGCCTGCGCCATACGTTCGAGGACCGGTTAACGGCGGCAGAGGCGCCGGACAAGATTGCGGCAGCCTTGATGGGGCACAAGTATCACCGGCCGCGCTATGGTACTGGTCCGACGCTTGAGCAGAAGCAGAAATGGCTTCAGGCCGTGGCCTATCAGGTGGATATGGTTTTCTGAGGCGGTGCAAGCTGGGGATTGGCTTGTGGGTTGTTCAGGGCGGCCAGACGCCGGACGCGGGACATGGTGTCCTGCTTGTCCTGCAGGGCGGCCAGCTCGTTTTCCAGCCGTTCGAATAGCGGGAGGAATTTCTCGCCCTCAGGCGTGCGCTCAATCAGCCAGGCAAGCTTGATCAGCGCGGCTGCAACGCGCTCGATCGTAATGGGCTTGCTGGACTGACGGCGGGACACTGGCTTTCCCCTCAGCCGCGCGTGACAGATGCAACGCCAATGGCGCTGAGACGGGCTTCTAGCTCGGTGCGGGCCTTGTCCGGGCCCCAGGCTTTCAGCACCTTCGGGAACGGCCCGGTGCGGACGATGAAGTCCTGCCGCTCGATGGCGCCTGCGGGCACCAGGTCGCGCATTTCCGTTGCCAGCAGTTTGCCGCCCAGCCAGGCAAGCTCGGCCTGTTCCTTGTTGAAGGCTTTCTGGTCTGCGGGTGGCTGGATGCCGGCTGCTTCAAAGATCGGGGCGGACAGTTCGTCCCGTGCCAGCTGGAACGTGTCGCGGAAGAGCTTGGCGCTGCCGGACATGTGGCCGAGATAGCTGACGGCCGGGCGGCTCAGCTCGCCCAGGTAGGCCTTCCAGAAATCATTCAGGAGGGCGAGGGGCTTCATCTTGGCTGAGGCGAAGTCATAGGCGTGGCAGCAATGCTGCGCCAGGCTGTAGGAAACAAAGCCCGTGGCACCATTGAAGCGCGGGATGCGCACAAGGGCGGCCACCAGATCCGGCCAATGGATGTCGGCTGCGGACAGGTTCATGAGATCCAGGCAGCGGCCGGAGGCTGTCAGATACATGATAGCGGGCTGGGCACGTTCCAGGGGGATCTGTGGTCTGATCATCCTCAGCGTCCTTGTTTGATGGCCGTTACAGCCGAGAGGGCTTCTGTGAAAACCGCGCTCGCGCGGGTTCTGAATTGACTGACCAGGCCAAGAATTTCGGCCCGGTCATGGGGTGTCAGGGCGACCAGCTGGTCGATGCGCCCGGCGATCTCATCCATTTCAGCCAGAAGGCTCCGCACTTCTGCGGTCATCCGGTCGGCGCGGTGGGCTGCTGGTGGCAGGGTGCGCTGAGCGTCTTGCTGCTCGATGGGCGAAGCCGGGCGCATCAAGCCGCCTCAGGCCGGGCCGTGCATGCCAAGCGCCTGAAGATAGAGGTCCAGGATCGCCTCTTCCTCTTCGCGCTCGTGCGGCTGCTTTTTGCGAAGGGAAACGACCTTGCGCAGGATTGTGGTGTCAAAGCCGTTGCCCTTGGCCTCGGCGTAGACATCCTTGATGTCGTCGCCGATGACCTTCTTTTCCTCTTCCAAGCGCTCGATGCGTTCGACAAAAGCCCGCAGCTGATCGCCTGCAACGGCTTCAGGCGAAATGGTAGTTTCAGTCATTTCGGGTCTCCGGAGTGTGATGGGGGAATGGGGAAGACCAATCAGTTCTGTTTCGGCCTGCGTTTCATGAGCTGCCCAAATCGCTTGTTTTGGTTTTGCGAAATGCGCCTCGCCAGCGCCCGCTCTATCGGCCGGATGAAGTCGTCCAGGTCGAAGGGCCTCTCGAACCTGCCCGCGAAAACCACTCCAAGGTTCGCCCCAAGCGCTGACAGGCTTGAAAGATTCAGAGCTTCTGGATCGATTGTTTTCGTGCTGCGGTCCAGCTCTTTTGCCTTAAGTCGCTCTAGCGAGGCCTCCAATATGGCCACGCGCTCGCAGAGGCCTGCGACGGTCTTGAAGAGCAGGGCAAATTCCGCGTCCCGTTTCTTGCTCATGGCTTCACCCCTTTCAAAAACCCTGCCGCCCTGCCGGAGGGAGGAGAGGTCACGGCAGGGCGGGCGCCGCGCGCCTTGCGGGGCGCTGCGGGGATCTGGAAGGGGTTTTCAGATGCAGACTGCTTTTGGCCCCACATCGCAGCCAGAACGGCGCAGATGATCAAGGTTGCCGATGGTGCGAATATCGCGAGGGCAAAGAGGAGCAGTGATTGGGATGTCATTGGCTTTCCTCGCTTTTCTCGAGCGGCATCAGACAATCAGGCGATACAATTAAAGATTAATAGTGTAGCTAATATTCTGCGTCAAATAAAAATTAGTGTTACTAATATTGAGAGGCGGCGCACTCTCCTCGGTAGTTGCGCAATCTTTGGTGGTTTACTTAGGATTGGTGCGGAACATGCCCATTGGAAAAGGAGGTGTTCCAGGGTGCCTGTGCGTGTGAAGCGGCTATCGATAGCCGTTGTGCGGCATATGGTCGTCGACGAGTAAAACTTACTCGCGAGGCCCTACCGATCAAAGAGATCGCATGCAGGACCCTTGGCGTGTCAATTATGTAGACCGTTTACTTGTGATTTGTTTTTAAGGCAGTTTCTTCCGGAAACGCAGCCCTTAGCATTTGTTCGATGCGCTTTAGTTCGTCGAGGCTTCTTTCTCTAAAGAAGCGGGCCATCCAGTCATCCGCAGCGGCGTGGTCTGGCGTGTGCATTATCAAGTCTGCCGGTGAGCAGAAGAGGGCCTTGGCGATCGCTTCAAGAGTTGGCTGTGTGTAGTTTATTTGGCCGCGCTCTAACTGAGAAATGCTGCCCTGCGTCACCCCAGCTGCTTCCGCGAGCTGCTCCATTGTCATTCCGCGATGCTTTCGCCATTCGCGAATGAAATGCCTTGGCTTATTGGGTTTTGGATTCGGGTGAACTTTCGCCATGCTTATATTTTCGCACCAAGCTGTCTTGGGGCCAGACAGTGGTGCTAATATTTTGGCTTGCGTGTTAATATCAGTATGGCTAATATTTTGAACCATGATTGATATCCAGACAGCCTTTCGCGGCAAGCGCGGTTTGATCAAGACGATAGCGGATGAGCTAGGCATAACCCATGGGGCTGTGTCCCAGTGGAAGATTGTTCCTGCGCTTCGTGTCCTTGATGTGGAGAGGATTACGGGTCTCCGGCGTTCAGAGCTGAGGCCGGACCTTTATCCTCCTGAACGATGCGAGATGTCATACTCGCAGGACTTGGACGGTCAGTCATCCCGCAACCTCGGCCAAAAATCCGGGGCTATCGTTGATCATCCAGAGGGCGCTTCCCATGACTGAGCGTGTTTCCACCCCCGAAGAGCGCCGGGCGCTGAAGCTTTCCACCCAGCGGTTGATCCGTCAGTGCGGCGGGCAGGAGTTCTCTGCCAGCCTGACGCGAGTATCTCACCAGACCCTTTCAGACTGCGGTAACACGACAGGCGAAAAGCACGTCAACACCTTCCTGGCGCTGGATGTCGCCCTGGACTTGATCCTGGATCGCACCCAGCACGGCGAGGTTCCGGCTTTGCTGCGGGATCTATGCCGCCTTGCGGGCGGTGTGTTTGTGCCCTTGCCGGATCCGGATGCGCGGGGTGCATTCGCCAGGGAGACAGCAGCGGCGGTGAAGGAAAGCGGGGAGGCGGTTTCCGCGCTCGTTCAGGCACTTGCTGATGATGGCGAGGTGACCCCGGATGAGATCCGTGCCGGTCACATGATCCCCCAACTGCGCGAAACCGTCGAAGCTTTCACCTGTCTTTTGGCTCATTGCGAGGACGCCTTGAAAGCCGACGCGGAAAAGACTGGCGTTGCGGCGATTTCAGGAAGGGGGAGGCAATGAGTGCTGCGCTCTATTTACCTGCCTCACCCGCCCTGACCGATGGCGTGTTTGACCTCTACCGGACCCGTCCCGGGCTTGTGGCTTCCGGGTACCGCATGGCCCCTGCTGCTGAGGGTGGCGGAGTGGTCTGGGTGCTAATGCCGGTGCGCCCCTTGCGGGGGAAGGCCCTGGAGCCGCTGCGCAAGGTTGCTGAAAAAGGTTTCAATGATCTGCCGTTGATGATCGGCATGGGGCGCCATCATTTCAAAAAGCTCTTCGGCTCTTGCTGCCTCTTCCTCGCTCAGGTGATGGGTCGAGATCCGGCGCAGGTCAATGAGTTTCGAAAGCGCCTGGGCCTTGACTTGGTTGAGGTAGGCGGTGGGCCCCTCGGGCGCATTTACAACGTTGGCGGTGAGCTGATCGGCGAGGATGGACAAAAGTATGTCCAGTGGGCCGGGCGCGTTTGTCATGGGGATCCATCCGCCTGTGTTCTCGTTGTCACTGGTCTTGACTTCTCCTTTTCTGAAAATGGCCTGGCCGGGGAGGGCGGCGAATGAGCGCCTTTGCCGCCACTGCCTCTTCAGGTTTCTCCGTTTCTTCAGGCGATTGGCATGCCGGTCAGTTCGACAGCCAGATTGTTGATCAGCTCGACTTCGCGCTCATCTCTCTTGCCGTCCGCATCCATGACGGCGATGGCGCCGATCAGGAGGTTTGTGACCTCTGCAGGGCCGCGGGAATAGATATCGTCCAGGGCGGCGGCGATGGCCGCGCGGTCCGGCTCCAGCCTTCGGATGAATGCGGAGATCATCTTGGCTTCCTGTCTCGTCGGTTCCAGGAGCGCTGCTTCGAGGGTGTGTGCGCAGCTGTTCAGGATTTCGGTTGTTTCGCTCCGGCGACGGTTGTCGTCGCTCGCAGACAAGGCGGCCAGAAGAACGGCGTGCGGCTGGATGACCTGGCGCATCTTGTTCCACCGCTTGCGGTGGTCCGGCGTCCGGTCATCGGGTGCCGACTTGAAAAATCTTTCCGCACCAAACAGTTCGACCAGGAAGCTGTTCACGTCGCTGAAAACTTCGCCGTCATAGTCAATACAGCTGACGATCCGATCCGCCCGGAAATTCCTCATCGCCTTGCGTTCATGGCATTTCGCGTAGAGGGCGGGGCTGCCATCTGCGGCGGACCTGATGGAAATTACCGTTATGCGGCGCGTGGATGCCTGCCCTGCTGCGTCCTTATATTCGATGATGAAGCTTTGACCTTCGGCGGGGCCGAGGGCTGGGCCGATGTAGCTGTCCTCTTCGTCTTTTTCCGGCAGCAGGATGGCGATCGGGCTGGCCTGTGGCGGCCTGCCTTCGGATATGGCGGCCATTTCATCGATCAGCGCATTCAGCGCGGCAGTTGCTGCAATTCCCATGAGTTTATCAGCCTCCCAAGTGCAGCGGATATTTCTGCACGCCTCACTGCGTTTCGGCAACCCTTAGTGGAAGGATTGCGGCATGAACTGCATGACCCCGTTCCCTGACTTCGTTGCGGCTTGTGCTGCGCATCTGGCGGCGCTGCAAGTTGCGCATCCGGATGGACCGCCTGCGGATGTGCGGGAGGTGGATGTCCCTTCCGGGGTGTTGACCCCGCAGGAACTGCAGTTGTTGCAGGTCTGCGTCTATGGCCGTGCCTTTGCCGAGGGGATTGTGGACCCTCAAGGGCGGGTTCTGCCGGAGGCGCTCGCCGGGGCGTGTAGTGCGCGGGCTGATCAGGTATCAGCGCTGTTTGCCGGGCGCTCGCCCGGTGCGTCTGGCGCCCGTCACTTTCTTGCCTGGGCTGGTTTGACCTGGTCCGAGCTGCAGCGCTGCGGCCTGCGCCTGGCGCTTGTTCAGCAGGCTGCCGATGCCGGGGTTTTCGATGATGACCCGGAAGATGAGGTCCGCGCGGATTTGAAAGCGCGGACGGAAGCTATCCGTCTTGGGGCGACCTGTATGGGAGGTGACCAGTGAAACGGCTTGATCGTATCCGCCTGGGCAATGCCCTGGCCAAGGCCCGTCAGGAAATGGGCTTTAGCATCCGCACGGCTGCCATGGAAAGCGGCGTTTCCGCCCCCACCATCAGCCGCGCCGAACGGGCGCATCCGGACAGCGTGCAGAACGCGGAGAACGTTCTGGTTCTCTGTGACTTCTACGGCCTGAACCCGCTGAGCTTTTTGGCCCAAACCGGGCCGGATCTTGAAGGCCGGTTTCACGGGAATACACCCGTGAAACACTTTGAAGGGGCAGGGGCATGACTGCTCTGGCGCGGGTCGCATTGCGGGCGCGTGGTGATGTCGCGCTGGCAGGGGCAAGAAACCTCGGCCTGCCGGTGATCTTGCCGGGGCATAGGAGAAAACCACGCTCCGGTGCGTTACGGCATTCGCAATCACATCCGTGTTGTTCGGTGGGTAGAGGCAAGGGGGCAACGCCGTTGAGCCCGTTTGGGTCTATTCCGAACCGGGGGATTGGCTGTTCATGCTCTTCGTGGCGAGATCGGGAAGATTTCCATCAAAGTCGCAAGGTCTTCTTCCAGATATACCCAGTCCAAAAGCTCCAGTGCCGTTCTGAAATATTCTTCTGCATCACTTGCGGTGCCGCTGAAATTTGGGGGGAGTACAATCGGAGAGTTCTGGTTTTTGATGTTTGGGTCGTCGGTTTTCTCACCGGTAATTGGATCAATCCTTGCTATGCGCAGTTGCTCGGAAGGGATTCCCAAGAATCTGGGTGGATTGTCTGGGTCGAAATAACATTGGAGCATACTCCATCGTGGAGATGTCATTATGAAAGCTCCAGAGATGTCGCATCCGGGCCCAATCCTTCCGGATCCGTAAAAATTGAAGTAAGTATCCGTCAAATTGCAATTCATAATACTGAATCTATCATGCCAAGATTCTGTGAATATCAAGTCGCTAAGATTTGCGTTTGTAATTACATTTCTGGAAATACACGTGCCGGAGAGGTTGTATTTAATTTCTTTAATGTTTTTGTCGGAATCTCTCAGTCTGAAAATTGCATTCAATGCAAAAATTACATCCGAGGATGTTGCAGTTCCAGATTTCCTATTTCTAATTTTTTCTTCAAAATCTTCTCCGCTTGTGAAATATGCTTTGGATATTTCATTCGTATTTTCAATTACAAAATCCATGAAACAATAAGGGACCTGTTCGCCCAGAAGCTCTGGGTCCTCATTGGCCAAGGTTTCCAGAATTCGCAGACCCGCCAGCTTGGTTTGAATGGGCTTTGCTGCATCGATCATTTCGAGGGCTTTCTGGAAGCGGTCGATTTGCATGTTGCTGCGCGAGATCTTGGTTTGCTCGACGGCGTTCTTGGCCTGGCGGTTTGCTGTTTCCGCGTTCCGGTTGGCTACCTCCGCTTGCCGGTTGGCGATCTCGGCTTGCCGGTTGGCTGTTTCCGTTTGCTTGTGGGTTTGGTGTGTGCGCCATCCGGCAAAGCCGAGTGTGATGATTGCGCCAACGCCGATCACGATCGCCTGAACCATCTGGAAGCGGGTTTGGCCATTTTCGGCCACGGGCGCACCCCAGTAGATGGCATCAACGCCAATCGTGAAGATACCGCCTGCGAAGCCTCCGACGACGAGGCACATGCAGCCGACAATCGCGTAGCTGAAATAGATGGAATAGGGCTGTTTCATCTTTCTACACGTTCTTCTTTATTCAATCTTTTGGAATTTTTTGTCGGAAATGGGTGGAAAGCTTTTCAAGTATGTCTCCCAATTTGCATCAGGCCACTCCTTGATCGCTCTATTGACGAAATCGCCCCAAGGTTCGGATCTATGTCGCAGCGGTATAGCCTTGCGCAGCTCCTCCGGAACATCTTGAGGCAAATTGTCTTCATACGCCCAAACCTTGAATGTAGTGTGCGCGCTCATAGTTACGTCTTTAAGATTAGCTCCAGAAATGTCCGTGGCTATCACAGTTGCGCCCCAAAAACTCGCGTTTACAAGGCGACAATTCGAAAAATCCGCACACAAAATGAAAGCTTTATCGAATATGGATCCGGCAAATACGCCGTTGGTCAAATTTTTATACGACAAATTTATGTGTCTAAGGTTAGAGTTGATGATCCTCAAACTCCACTGCGCTTCTCTTTCTATCAAGATTGCATCAGAAACTTTGTTTCTAATGTGCGAGACCGCATCAATTGCTTCCTGAAGATCTGGCGCAAATCGTGCTTTCGGTGGCGCCTTTGGTGTCGCATCAGAAAGAATGCCATCTTCCCTAATAATGTCCTTCTGGGTTCGTTCGCGAACAAAGCCAGTAAGCACATCGAGAACCAAAATATAGGTTTCGTCTGGGTCGCTCAGAGCCAGATCCCGAAGAGCATAGACGCCAGCCAGTCGGACAGTGAGTTCCTCACTTTCCAGCATCAAGGCGCCTTTCTGATACCTATCAATAATCAGACCACGCTCGGCGGTAGCTGCTTGGCGGAGACCGGTGCGCGTTTGGAGGTAGGACAGCCAAGAGCGCCATATGGCAAGACCAAGGCCAACAACAGCAAGAAAGCCGAGGAAGAAATTTCTGCTGATCGCCGAGCGGTCGAACCTCGTTGCGGTTATGCCGTCCTGGTTGACCGTGTGCTCGCCCCAGTATTGCCAGGTCCATTCCACATTCTGATTGGCGACAATCAGAGCCATGAGACCAAGGCCAATACAGCCAAGAAAAATCCCTGCGACCAGAGCATCCCGTGCGGAAAAATCGCTGTCGGGCTTCCCCGTCAGTGTCTTATCTCGTGCCCTATCCGGGGAAGGCGCGTCTCGCATAAAGGTCTGGTCCAGCTCGAGTTTAGAGAAGCAAGATTAAAACCAAAGGCTGTGCCGCTTCACAAGGGGAGAGTTGCGGCATGAGCAGCCTTGTCTTGACCCTTTCCGCAAATCAGAGCATGTTTTGGGCGTCCGGGCGAAAAAGGTCCGGATCGGGGATGAGAGCCCGACTGTCCGAAGACGCTCAGCGCGTCATGCACCTTTGCGGGCGCGTTTTTTCGTGCGCGTTCCCATATAGATTGCGTGCGCATCCTATGGCTGGGCGTGCTGGGGAACCTTCGGGTTCGCTGGTTCCTTCGGGCCAGTCTCTCAACCCGGCACGTCCGGCCACCAGGGTGAGAGCTGTTGGCCAGACCTTATCGGTTAACCGAAGGAAACCGGCCATGGCATTGAGCGTCAAAGCGGCTTGTGAGCCCGCGTGTCTAATCAAGCTCCAAAACCAAATCCATGATTTACGGGATCTCTCCTATGCGCTGTCGGCGGTTCTGGAGACGATTTCCGGCTGTCCGCAAAAGGCGGATAGCGCTGGCCTGACCGCTGCCAGCTTTCTTGCGCTGCAAATGCGCAAGCGGCATGAACGGCTGGCGGATTGTGCGGACAGGCTGTCCCTGGAAAGGGGGCGGGCATGAAGCGCTTTTCTGATGCTGAGTTGCAGCGGGTGAAGGACCGCCATCCGATCTCGTCTATCATCGGCCCGCATGTGACCTGGGACCGGGCCAAGACCCAGCCGGGCAAAGGCGACTTCTGGGCTTGCTGCCCCTTCCACGGGGAGAAGAGCCCCAGCTTCCACTGTGAAGACCCGAAGCAGCGCTACCATTGCTTTGGCTGCGGGGCGGCGGGCGATCAGATCCGCTTCCTGCAGGACTTCAAGGGAATGAGCTTTGCCGAGGCTGTCGAGGCCTTGGGCGGGGACGCTGAGGCGGAACCCTTGAGCGCCGAAGAGGTTGCCCGGCAGGCGGCTGAAACGGCCAGGCGCCGGGAGCAGGCGGAGGCAGAAGCCGAGCGGCGGCGGCGGGAAGAAATCGCCCGCGCCCTGAAGATCTGGAACCTTGGTGGCCGCGTCTCCGGTACGGAAGGCGCCGGCTATGTGCGCGGGCGGGGTTTGCTGCCGTGTCCTGTGTCCCTGCCGATCCGGTTTGTTCCGCATCTCAAATATTGGCATCAGCGCAAGGTGCCGGGGCAGAAAAAGCCGGAGCTGTTCGTGCTGTTCTCTGGGCCTGCGCTGCTGCTGCCTGCCACTTTCGCGGACGGCTCCTTTGCCGGTGTTCACATGACCTGGATCGATCCGGCCCGGCCGGGGAAGAAGATCCAGATTGAGGACCCTGAGGCAGAACCGAATGCAGACGGCACGCGCCCGCTGGTTGCCCCGCGCAAGTATCGCGGCAGCCAGCGCGGGGCGACCCTGAAGCTGTGGACGCCTGAGCGGTTTGACCGGTTGGTGATGGGTGAGGGATGGGAGACGACTGCCTCGCCTCTCGTTGCCGAGTTTGGCATGCCTGTCTTTGAGCGCACCGCTTATTGGGTTGCGATCAGCCTGCAGAACCTGGGCGGCAAGGCGGTGGCATCCGTCGATCATCCGGAGCTTTTGAACACGGCCGGACGGCCGCTGAAAGTGCCTGGTCCTGTGCCGGATCTGAGCGATCCTCGTGCTATCGCGATTCCGGATTGCGTGCGTGAGTTTCTGCCGCTTGGCGATGGGGACAGCGACCGCTTTACCGTCTGCCAGGTGCTGGAACGGGCGAAGGCCCGCTATCAGACCCCTGACCGGGTGGTTAGCCCGAAACTGGCGCCGGATGGGATGGACTTCAACGACCTCCTGCAAGAGGGGGCGAGCGCATGAGCGGGACAATGCAGACAGGCACGGAGGCTGGCGGCAAGGCCGCCGTTGCCGACATGACCGCAAAGCTGCGGGCTGAGCTTGCCTCCGGACAATTGGAGCGGGAGGGAGAGCAGGGGCAAAAGGGGAAGCGGGATGGCCGCGCCCGCGTGCGCGAGCTGATGGAGCAATCCATCCAGCCGGGCCTTGCTGATGAAGACGGCATTGCCGCGCCGGAAGCGCCGGAGACTGAGAACTACACGGGCGGAAACGCGCCGGTGCCGCAGGACTGGGGCTATTCTCTTGAAGAGATCAACCGCGCCTGGGCGCTGGTTCTGATCGGCAGCAAGGTGGCGATGGTGCGCGAACAGCCGGGGGCGAAGGTGGAAGACAGGATCCGCGTGGTCCAGGTCGACAGTTTTCGGCATATGTTTTCGAACAAATACACCCAGGTGCGCGGCGCTGACGGGAAGATAAAGACCATCACCTGGGCCAAGCGCTGGGAAGGCGAGCGGCACCGGCGCCAATATGATGGCATCGAGTTCCATCCTGATCCGGAAAACGGGCAGGGGACGCCGGGGTATCTGAATCTTTGGCGCGGCTTCGCCTGCGCACCTGATGCGCGGGCCGGGTCTTATGCGATCTTCCGCGACCACATGCTGACCAACATCTGCGGCGGGGATGAGGGCCTGTTTCTTTGGGTGTTCGCCTGGTTCGCCCATTTGATGCAGAAACCACGGGAGCGGCCGGGAACGGCGCTTGTGGTGCGCGGGCTGATGGGCACCGGCAAGTCCGTCATGGGGGAAGTGTTCGGCGCGCTGATCGGCTCGCACTATTTCATGGTGGATGAGCCACGCTATGTGACCGGGCAGTTCAACGCGCATATGTCCGCCTGTCTGCTGCTTCAGGCGGAAGAGGCGGTGTGGGCCGGTGACAAGGTGGCGGAAGGGCGGCTGAAAGGGCTGATCACTTCCAAGACGCAGATGATTGAATCCAAGGGCGTCGACCCTTATCGCCTGGACAATTATGTGCGCGTGATGATGACCTCCAATGAGGATTGGGTGGTGCCAGCGGGCAAGGATGAGCGGCGCTATTGCGTGCTGGATTGCGCGGGGCACGCGAAGGAAAACCACGGTTATTTCGCGCAGATGTTCGAGGAACTGGAAGCGGGGGGCTATCAGGCCTTGCTTGCGGATCTTCTGTCCTTTGACCTTTCAAAGGTGAACCTGCGCCATGTGCCGCGCACCGGGGCGCTGTTGCAGCAGAAGCTGCGGACACTGGATAGCGTCGATGCCTATCTGTTCGAGCGGCTGAGCGAAGGGGCTTTGCTGCGGGCGGATGACACGTGGTGCCCGGATCCGCATGTGGTGAAGCAGGTTCTATTCGATGAGTATCTGACCTGGGCAGACAAGGTGGGCATCAAGCGGCGGAACAACCTGAATGAGTTCGGCCGGGCGCTGATGAAGCTGATCCCTGACATTCAGGACACGCGGCCGCGCAGCGGGCAAAGGAAGCGGGCTTATGTGTTTCCGCCCCTGAAGGATTGCCGGGCAAGCTTTGAAGCTGCCGTGGGGCAGGCTGTTGATTGGCCGGATGAGCCGCAGGACTTGCCGTCTGGCGCCGAAAACTCAGGCCATGGAGAGACAGGATGGTAGGGGGAGAAGGACGCTCAGCGGCTCTCGGTCCACACAAGTTATGGACCGGTGGCCCGCCTATGGACCGAAATTCATTAATGAAATCAACGACCGGTCCACATGGTCCATATGGTCCATACAGATTTGCGCCCCGCGTGCGTGCGCGTGCGCGTGAGGGCTTGTCCCCCTTTGGCCCTGCTCTCTCGGAGCTGAAAGTTATGGACCGTCTGGACCGCTTGTCTAACGCTTTGAAATGGCACGGAAATACTGGTCCATACTGTTTTTATTTTGACTGGACCAGTATGGACCATATGGACCGGGGGTTCTGATGAAGCTGATTGATATCGAGAAGCTGCTGCGGTGGGCTTATTGCGAGGAACTCATCAAGGACAAGCCGCAGCGCACTGGTCCGGCGCCGGTCAAGAGCGCCTGGGCTTCGGTTGGAAGCTTCGCGGAACTGCTGACGCGGGTGGATGACAACCGGTATGGCGTGTTGCCGGATCTGGACAGCGAAGGTGAGCCGCATCCAGATGCGGTCTGCGTTCATCATGCGGTGGCGCGGCTCGATGGCCGGGGCATTGTCCTGTCCCGCAAGTGGAACCCGATGCCGGAGCTGATGAAGTTTGAAAGCTATGCCGATCAGGCGCTGGATCAGGCGCGGTCGGTTCTGGTCCGGACGGGGGCAAATGGCGTGCCGGTGTTGCGGCAATCGTTGTCTGTCCTGGTCCGCAAGGTCGCGGTGCTTGGGCATGCGCCTGATGGGGCAGGGGAATGCCCGGAACTGAAGGCGCTGACCGGTGCGAATGGGGCGCCGATTGGGTTCCGGGAAGTGGTTGAGCACTCGGTTGGTCCGTTCGGCGAAGTGCGGGAGTTTGCCTATGAGGTCGACGATGGGTGGGATGCGCGGCGGAAGGGGCTGAAGCCGGGCGCTTATTTCAAGTTCCAGCTCTCACCGGACCCGATTCCGGTTCTGGTTGAGCGTGGGGAGTTTGCGCTCTACCGGATGGCGCTCGATGAACTGGCGGAAAATCTGCGGGGCAAGCTTTCCGAGTTCGAACCGGTGGCAACGCGCCGGTCCTGGCGCCCTTGGGATGGGGGCATGGGCGCTGATTGGTCTGGTGGCGTTTTCGGGAGAATTCTAAAAGGTGTGAATAGTGCAGAAGTTACCTAAAGGGGGCAGCCTGTATTGCCGTTGCATCCTCCAGGAAACGCGAAAGTGGGCGTTTTTGTTCTCAGAAGGTTTGGCGCTAATTGCCAAGTAGCTTAATCTTCGATCACGGGTGAGACTCAAAACATTGACCTCATCGTTCTGATATAGTTTTAGATTCAGTTATAGATAGGTATTTGACTTATTTTTACTTAAGCTCAAAAATTGAATTACCTATTCCAACATATAATTGTGATGTGAGGTGTATTTAATGGCGAAAAAGCCAAAAACACGCGTCTTAGCTATAATGAACGGTGCGAGAATAACTCTATTCACAGTCAAAGAGGTTAAAAGCGGTGATCTAATTATTTCAATCAACAAGGCATTTGCTTCATTGCATACGCTTGGCAGCAATAGGCCGTACAAAGAAGGTCACTTCACTGTACATAAGTCGAACGAAGGTAACGACACCTGCCTAAGTCATGAAACAATATACGGGAACGGTGATATAGAGAAAACCGTATCACTCATAAAGAATACTAAGGATTTTCTTCTGTTTCCGGTCTTCTTTCGTGTGGAGGGTGGGCCGCCTCGTCAGGAGCCCTTTAATATTCGAGATAAGGATAAGAATGTATATGTTGGTAATTACTTCAATCTGACGACGTCGATATGTTACAGCGTATTCGTGACGAATTTAAAGGAGGATCTTGGAATCAAATGTGATGATTTTAATTTTTATGATCTTAAATTCGGCTATTTCAGGTTGCTGATATTTGTAAGTTATTGCGACATTACATCTACGGTTCCGTTTATGGTTACCTATCGCGGTAGTTCTGTTCGTTTGAACAACGAGCCAGTTAATTTTGATGAAAGAAAGGTTCTGTCTTCAATTCGCGGCATGGAAATGCTCAGACTACACTATAAGCATAGTCAAGAAATGCTTTGTGAATCATATAAAATAATTTCCTCTGATAAGGACATGATGTCACTTGATAGGGAATTTATTTCGCGTGTGGTGAAAGATAGACTACTTGTAAAGGAGTCTAGATTTTATGTGTCGGATAGAAAAAAACGTTAGATTTGAGTGTGATTATTTAGATCATTGTGTGATCTGAGAATTAATATTATTTTTCAATATGTTGACATCGTTTTGCGCTCGTTTGATTTTCACTTTGAAAAAAGGCTTGATCTACAATCGTAGTTTGACATACCTTCGTCGTACTGAAAAAGGTTCAAGACCCCGGAGCGGAAACGCGGCCGGGGTTTTTGTTTGGCCGAAGCCCGGCCCGACCGCCAGCCCCCCTTGGCTTTCCCGGTCACGGGTCCTTCCGGGGGACCTCATCATATGCGGGCGGACTGAGGGCACAGGTTTTTCGGATAGATCAGATTTTGGCAGGGTTGACGGGGTTGACCCGGTTGACGGTTACAGGGTGACGGGTTGACGGCAATGGTTGACGCTGATCAGTCCGGAACCTGGGTCACGATTGCCGAGCTTGGCCGCTTGCACGGTGTCTCCAAGCAGGCGGTCTCGAAACGGGTCCGGCGTCTTGAGGCGGATGGTAAAATTCAGGTCCGGCAAGAGGGGCAAAGCCGCCTGGTCAATGCGGCGCAATTTGCGCGGCTGGTCGCGGACACGACAGATCCGGCTCAGAGCCTGCGCAATTGTTCGGCACCGGTCCTCTATGATCAAAGTGCCCCGGACCTTCTGACCGATATTCCGCCTGATGCCTCGGCCTCGGCCTCGGCAAGCGGCGGCGGGCAGCGGATCTCCTACAATGATGCGAAGGCCCGGCGAGCGGCGATTGATGCCGAGATCGCGGACCTGAACCTGAAGGAACGGCAAGGCGAGCTGGTCTCAAAGCGCGAAGCCGAAGACCGGACCTTTGAACTGCTGCGGCGGGTCCGGGACCGGATCATGAGCCTGCCGCGCACGATCTCTGACCGGATCGCTGCGGCGCCGGATGCCCGCGCTGTCCGCATCATCCTTGATGATGAACTGCGGTCAGCCTTTGAAAGCGCTGCCGACGAATTTGAGAAGGAAATGGAGGAAGATGCAGCGTCAGGCGAGTGACTATGCATCGGCTCCGGTTCTCCGGGCGAACCTCAATTCCCTGAACCGGTCTGCTGCGGAAGGCATTCGCCCTGACAAGCGCATGCTGGTGTCCGAGTGGTCCGAGCAGTTCCGCAAACTGCCGGAGGGCAGTGCGCTCCCAGGCAAGTGGAAGAATTCCACCGCGCCCTATCTGGTCGAGCCGATGGACCGGCTTTCGCCGGATGATCCTGTTCCCGAGGTGGTCATCAAAAAGGCCGCTCAGTCTGGCGGCTCCGCAATCGCGGAAAGCTGGATCGGGTTCATCATGCACCTGACCCCGGCGCCGATCATGTACATCCAGGCCACGGTGAAGGCGGCCAAAGATTGGAAGGTTGAAAAGCTAGACGAGACGATTGCTGCAACGGATGTTCTCAATCCCGAAAAAGGCGGGGTTGTGAAGCCGGTCAAGGCAAAGGGCGGTGAAGGATCCACCGCTGAGCGTATTCGCTTCAAGGGCGGGTTTCTGTTGCTTGCCGGGGCAAACTCGGCGGCCACGCTCCGGCAGCACTCGATCCGCTTCATGGTCCGGGATGACACCTCGGCCTGGACGGACAGCGCAGATGGGGAAGGCGATCCGGACAAATTGTCCGAGCAGCGCCTGAAAACCTACAAGGCCTTTGGTCTCTCAAAGACGCTGGACGTGTCCACTCCTGCGGAAAAGGGGGAGGACATTGACGCGAAGTATGAGAGCAGCGATCAGCGCCGCTATTACTTCGCATGCAAGGTCTGCAATGCCCTGAATGATTGGGACTGGGAGGACGTCAAGCGGAATGAGGTTCCGCCATACCGGTGCCATGTCGTCTGCGGGGCCTGCGGCGAGGCCCATTTCGAGGCGGACAAGAAAGTCTTTGAGGCCCGCGAGCGCGGTGCCTGCTGGGTGCCAACGATCCCGGACGAGAACGGGGAAGTGCCGCTCAAGTGCATCAGCCTGGATGAGGCTCAGCGCTGGCGGAACCGGCACCTGCCGGTCTATCGGGCAGGCTATGACATCACCGGTTTCATGTCGGTGTTCGAGCTTTGGGATGAACTGGCCCGGCAAGAGGATGAAGCTGGCGACGATCCGGAGCTGATCAAGCCGTTCATGAACACCGCGCTCGGGAAGGCCTATGAAGCCAAAGGGGACGCGCCACCCTGGGAAACTCTGTCGGCGCGGCGCGAAGGGGCATGGCAGCGCGGAACCGCTCCGGCCGGGGTGCTTTACGTCACGCTGGCCGTCGATGTGCAGGCCACCGGCCTTTATTGGGAACGGGTTGGCTGGGGGCCGAACAAGCAAAGCTGGACCATCGACTACGGCTTTCTGGCCGGGGATACGGCGGTTGAACTGGACGGGGCATGGCCGAAGCTGGACCAGGTCGCAGACCAAGGCTTCAAGCATGCCTGCGGTGCCTGGCTTCAGGATGATCTGATCGGGGTCGATTCCGCTTATCATTCGGACGCGGTCTATGCCTGGACCCGCCGTCGCCCGAATGCCTTGAACGTGCGTGGCATTGACGGCTGGTCGAAACCGGCCATCAGCGGCGCGGAAAATACGGAAGTGCGCAAGAGCGGCGTTTCTGCCGGTCGGGCAAAACGGTTCGGCGCCAAGGTCTGGCTGATCGGAACCTACGGGATCAAGTCAGCGCAGATGGTTTATTTCGGGCGCGGGCCGAAAGAGGGCGAGAGTGATTTCCCGCTTGGGTATTGCCACTTCCCGGCCGACGCGGAAGACGACTATTTCAAGATGCTCGTCTCCGAATATGTGGTTCTCGAGAAGAACAAGCACGGGCCGAGCCGGGTCTGGAAGGCTCGTGGCGCGAACCACTGGCTGGACTGCCGGGTCTACAACTACGCCATGACCCACTTTGCCAACCTTTGGCATTGGGGGGATGAGGAGTGGGCAAGGCGAGCCGCGCACTACTCCGAGCTTGCGGCAAAGCCGGGTGACCTCTTCGGTCACACCCCGACCGTGGTTCTGGCTGCGGCTCCGGTAAAGCCGCAACAGGCAGAGCCTGCGCGGGCGAAGCCTCAGGAAGACGATGACCCGCATGGGCTCAAGGCGCTTTCGAGGCTCAACACATAAGCGAGCAAACAATGAACCGAGAAGAGATTGAACAGGCCATCACGGCGCTGGAGCAGCGGAAGCTTGCGCTCTTGACCGGCAAAGGGCGGCTCAAGGTCAGCGGTGCCGATGGTGGCAGCGTGGACTTCCAGCAGGTGTCGATCTCCGAGATTGATCAGGAAATCACCCGCCTGAAAGTTGCGCTCGGCAAACTGACGGGAACCAGGTCCGGCGTTGGGCCGGTCATTGCCGTGATCGGGGGGCGGACTTGAACACTGTTACGATCAAGCCGGTTGTCCGGGTCAAGAGCGGGGATGCGACGGGCGCAAGCGCCCGCATGATGTCTGCCTTTGGAGGCCCTGCCTATTCGGCGGCGGACACTCGAATGCAGGGCCTCATGAATTGGGCTCCAAATCTCAATTCTGCGGATGCGGATTGGCTTCCCGACCGTGACCTTGCGGTTTCCAGGACGCGCGATCTTGAGCGCAATGAGGGGGCGGTTTCTTCCGGTGTTGACCGTCAGGTTGACATGCTGGTTGGCGGAACCTTCCGTCTGAACAGCAAGCCTTCCGCCCGGCTGCTTGGTATCAGCCAAAGCGAGGCGGATGAACTTGGCCAGTCGATCCAGACGGAATGGCAGGCCTATGCAGAGGATCCGATTTTCCGGTGTGATGCGGAACGCCAGTTGAACTTTGTCGGTCTCATGGGGCTGATGGCTCGCGAATTTGTTGCGGGCGGGGAGGCTTTCGGCGTTCTGCGCTGGCTCGAAAAACCGGGCCGCGACTATGCGACCGCGATGCACGTCATCGACACTGACCGGCTCTGCAATCCGAATGGCACTATGGATACCGCAACGCTTCGGGGCGGTGTTGAGACGGATGAGGATGGGGCGCCAATTGCCTATCACGTCCGCAAGGCGCATCCCTCAGATGTTTTTAGTTATGGCGCGGAAAGCTGGATCTGGCAGCGGTTCGAGCGCTGGGACGAGGTGGGGGACTGGCAGCGGCCGAAGGTCATCCACTGCTACGACAAGCGGCGGCCGGGGCAAAGCCGTGGCGTTTCCCGGCTCGTTACTGCCCTGAGCCGCATGAAGATGCTGGCCAGCTATTCCAAGGCGGAACTGAACACAGCGGCGCTGAATGCCTCCATCGTCGGTGCGATCTACACTCAGCTCGGGGCCGATTATGCAGCCGAAACCCTCGGTGGGGCGAACTTCGGTCAGGGCACAGACTGGAAGGGGTTTAACCAGTCCAGGAGCGAGTTCTACCAGGGCGGCAATTCAATGGATCAGGCCCGGTTCCTGACCCTGTTCCCGACCGACCGCCTGGACCTAAACAGTCAGCCGCGACAGACAAGCGGCTTTGCGTCCTTCCAGCAATCTTTCCTGCGGTCCCTGGCTGCGTCTCTGGGTGTCTCCTATGAGCAGCTTTCGATGGACTGGAGCCAGACCAACTATTCCTCAGCCCGCGCGGCATTGAATGAGGTCTGGCGCGGTATTCACCGGCTGCGCGGCTTGCTCGTCTCCGGGATTGCAAATCTCTGGTTCGCAGCCTGGCTGGAAGAGGCGTTGGACCGGGGCAAAGTGGATGTGCCTGCCGGTGCGAAGAGCTTCTATGAGGCTCCTGCCGGCTATCTGCGCGGTGACTGGATTGGCCCTGCGCGTGGCTACATCGATCCGGTGAAGGAGGCTCAGGCGGCGATCATGCGCATGGGTGCCCGGATGACGACACTGGAGCGCGAAACAGCCGAGCAGGGCGGGGATTGGGAAGTTAATATCGAGCAGTTGGCACGGGAGGCCGAGCATCTGGCTCGCAACAATCTGACACCTGTGGCTGCGGCATCGGTTCCGGCAAAACCGGGGCTGGATGATGAAGAGACCACTCAGCAATCGGAAGAAGGCCGGTCATGATCGAATTAATCAGTCCTTGTCAGGTGGCCCTGGCCGAAGAGCACGGGATGGCTTTCGCCCATGCGATGCAGAAGGCGGCATCCGTCCAGGATCAGGCGGCTGGGTTTACCTGGCTCGAAGACTGCCGGACACATGACCTCTACGAGGTGATTGACGGTGTGGGGGTCATTGTCGTGTCCGGGATCCTCGTGGACGAGTTGCCCTTTCATGGCGCGTCCTGGATCACCGGTTACAACGGTATCCGGGCGGCCGTTGCCTGTGCCCTGGGGGATGCGTCAGTGAAGGTCGTTGCCCTTCTGATCAACAGCCCTGGCGGGATGGTGCGCGGCTGTTTCGAGTTGACCGAATATCTGCGCTCTGCGGGTGAGGAAAAGCCTCTGATGGCTATCGTCAAGGGCATGGCGACCTCGGCAGCCTATGCGGTCGCGGCCTGTGCCGAAGTCATTTCCGTGCCGCAGACCGGAACGGTTGGGTCAATTGGTGTCTATCGGATGCATGTTGACTGTTCAGAGCAGCTCAAGGCGAGCGGTCTGAAGGTCACCTTTGCCAAGGCTGGCGGGCAGAAGACGGATGGCAATCCTTATGAGCCGCTTTCCGATGACGTCAAACAGCGCTGGGACGAGGTGGTTGAAGCCGAGCGGGATCTCTTTGCCCAGGATGTTGCCCTCGGCCGGGGCATCACCAAAGAGGCCGTGCTTGCGACCGAAGCGGCCTTGTTTGAAGGACCGGTGAACCTGATCAAGGCCAGGGATCTCGGGCTGATTGATCTGATCTTGCCGCCAGCGGCGGCATTCTCACGACTGCGGGAAGCCGCAGCGAAACTGAACTGACCCCAAGCAAAGAACTGGAGACCCTCATGGGTGTGACGAAAAGCAGCCTGCTTGCCCTTCTTGGCAAGCCGGATCCCTCTCGCGCGTCTTCCTCTGCGGAGGAAACCGAGGCCGAGGATGAAGAGGCCGAAACGGAGGAAGAGACCTCCGAGGCGGAAACGGAAGATCAGACTGACGAGGCCGCTGAAGAAGAAACGGCAGAAGACGAGGACGAGGAAGACGGCGCTGGCGAAGGCGATCAGGCTTCCCGCTTTGAGCAAGCGCTCAACCTGATGAGCAGTGGCCTGGCTGAAGGGCGCGGCAAGCTTGCCAAGGAACTCGCCTCCGATGTTGCCACGGGCCGCATGTCGGCAGAGCGGGCTCAGAGCCTTCTGAAAGCCGCGCCGAAAACTTCGAGCCTTTCTGCGCATATGTCCGGCAAGGACAAGGGGCCTGGACAGGACAAACCGTCCAACCAGGCAAGCGATCTGTCCAAGGCAGAGCAGAGCCTGCTTGCCACCGCGCAAGGCATGAAGACCTCCCGCCGTCCCCGCTGACGTGCTGTCAGCCGATCAGGGCTGACGAAACGATGCCGGGTCATTTCGCCCGGTCCATTCAACTCTCTGAAATCATGGAGGGCCACATGGCCACTGCAACCTACCAGCCCGGTGGGCTGATCGCTGGCACCTATCCCGTTGGCAAGCGCACCGTGACGATCACGGGCGGGGCCTTTGAGGAAGGTACCGTTTTGGGCCGGATCACGGCTTCCGACAAATACACGCTCAGTCTCACGGCCTCGGCCGATGGCTCGGAAGTTCCGGCTGTCATTCTGCCGGTCGCTGTTGACGCCAGCGGCGGCGATGTGACTGGCCCGGTCAATGACAGCGGCGAATTCGATGCTTCGAAGCTGGTCTACGGCGCGGGTCATGACGCCGACACCGTGGAAGCCTCGTTCCGCCAGACCGGGAAGCCGATCTACCTGCGCAAGCTGGCTTAATCCCTCTTCTCAATCCCTTTCGCCAAGCAATTGGCCATCATAAGGAAACTCAATCATGGACCGTCTGTTTTCGACCGCGGCGCTTCTGGGTGTCTATCCGACCCTTGACCGCCCGGTCCCCTGGCTGAAGACCATGTTCTTCGGCGATACTCTGACGTTCACGACGCCTGAGATTGCTTTCGACAAGCTCAAGGCCCGGCGCAAGCTCGCGCCCTTCGTCAGTCCGAAGGTTCCCGGCAAAATCCGGGGCAAGCGTGGCCGCTCAGTCGAGACGTTTGAACCCGCCTACGTCAAGCCGAAGAATGCCATTGAACCCGACCAGAACTTTGTGCGTCTGACGGGGGAGGCGATCAACGGCGAGCTTGCGCCTGAACAGCGCTATAATCAGGCGGTGATCCAGGAGCTTGACGATCAGGACGCGGAGATCACCCGCCGCGAGGAATGGATGTGTGCGCAGGTGCTGCAGACGGGTTCTGTCATCGTCGAGGGCGAGGACTATCCGGCTCAGAACCTGAATTTTAACCGGGATGCCGCGCTGACAAAGCAGCTCGCAGGTGCCGCCCGCTGGGGCGAGGCAGGTATTTCGCCTCGCGACAACATTCGGGCCTGGGCTACGGAAGTGGCGCTCAAGTCTGGCGGCTCCGTCACGGATGTCGTCTTCGGTGCCGAGGCTTCGGAACTCTTCGTGAAGGATGACGAGGTCAAAAGCATTCTGGACAATCGCCGTCAGGCCGATGGCCAGATGCAGCTCGGGCCGGTGGCAACTGGCAGCCAGGACATGGTTGCAGCCTATCTTGGGTCCATTGGCCAGTTTAACTTCTGGCAATACACCCAGATCTTCGAGGATGAAGACGGCAACATCACCGACTTCTTCCCGTCCCTCGGCTGTCTGGTTGCCGCGCGTCCCACCTTCAATGGGGCCTTCTGCTATGGCGCGATCCGTGACAACCGGGCTCTGCGTCCGATGGCCCGCTTCCCGAAAATGTGGTCCGAGGAGGACCCGTCTGTGGACTTCCTGATGACGCAGTCGGCTCCGCTTCCCGCGCCTCGGGAAGTGGACGCAACCAGTTTCATCATGGTGCGCTAACCGCCCTTTGCTCCGGTGGTCGTAACCTCCGGAGCCTCCCTTCCTGAAAATTGAGGAGCCTGAGATGGCCGAGAAGATGAAGACGGTGCACTTGAATGTGACCGTTGTTACGGGTGATGGCGAGTTCAAGCCGGGCTCTCCGGTGAAGATCCCGGAAAAGGACGCAGCGGACTACCTGAAGCGTCATGGTGAGGTGGTCGCTTCGAAAGGGGCAGCGGAGAAGTCTGCCCCCAAGAAGCCGACCGGTGACGCCTTGGCCAAGGCGATCCTTGCCGCGATGTCCGACCTGGACAAGGACAACGAGGATCATTTCACCGCAAGCGGCAAGCCGGTGGTTTCTGCCCTTGAAAAGCTGCTCGGCTATGACATTACCGCAGCCGAGCGCGATGCCGCTCTCGCGACGGTTTCGAGCGATCAGAAGCCTCTGGTCTGATCATGCGCAAGGATCTTTCCGCTGAAGTCGTCAACGCCGAGTTTGAAGAGCTTGGCAGCGAAGCCCTCTATGGTCCGCAGGCCTGTCTTGTGCTTTGGGCGCGAGACGAAGATGAGGGCATCGACTTTGGCGGGGCCTCCCGGCCAGTCGGTCGGTCCAGCCTCCTGAAGGTCCGGGTTTCGGAGGTCACACCAATACAGGGCGGAACCTTCGAGGTGGATGGGCAGAGCCATAAGGTGATTGCCAAGCCGCTGATCAAGGATCGCGCCCGGCTGGTCTGGACCTGTCAGGTGCAGCCGGTCTGAAAGGGGCAACATGGTCAGCGATATCAAGCTCGCCCTTGTCGGCAACCTGAAGACGGAACTGGAAGGTCAACGGAAGGACGTCGTTTCCGGTGTCTGGGAAGGCACCGACGATGCAGCCGAGTTCGTCAAAGGGCGGTTGCGGGGCCAGGTGACACGTTCCGGTCTTGGCGACCGACTTGCCAAGACCTGGCGGCACAAGACCTATCCGCGCAAGGGGACTGACACGCTGGAACCCGCTGCTGTTATCAGCAGCAAGGCGCCGAAGATCATTCATGCCTTCAGCTCGGGCGAAACCATCCGGTCGAAAGATGCCGGGGGCTTTCTGGTCATTGCGACAGACTTTGCACCTGTGAGCCTAAGCCGAACCGGCCGCAAGAAGCGCATGTCGATGGCGGACTTTCTGGCCACCTTCGGGATGGACAGCTTGCGGTTCTTTCCCAAGCCAGGCAGCCGGAACAGGGTAGTTTACGCGATTGCAGATAAGGGCTTCCGGCGAGGGCGCGGAAAGCGGGGCGGGTCAAGGCAAGTCACCGAGCGAGGCAGGATAAAAGCCGAGCCCGTGCTGATGTATGTGCTGGTGAAGCAGGTCCGCCTTGGTCAGCGGTTCAATATCGATCTTGTGGTCCGGGCTGCAGAGAAGGCT